GGAGCAGCAGGAGCAGCAGGGTGCTCAGTTGGTTGCTATGTTCACTGACTTCCCGGCATTCCCGGGTGCACCCACCACCGCAGACGTGCATCCTGACGAAGTGGAAAACTGGCAGGCGGCAGGCTGGCGCATGGAGGAGTGATTCATGATCACCTACATCATAGTGGCGGACGTTGATCAGATACTCGGTGCCGATTGGACCGATTCCAGTAAAAAAGAGAAGTCTGTGAAAATGGCGAATGCCTGGCTAAACGGATTGAATCTTCGAGTTTGCCCGGATGACATTCCCGATGATGTCAAAGAGGCTGGCGCGTATGTTTCGTCGGTTGCGGAAGCCGGAAAACTTTACCAGCAAAAAACTGATTCAGGCGTAGTGACCAGCAAATCGGTCGAGGCTAAAGGCGTCAGTGTGTCGAAATCATTCGCAGAATTATCCACCAACAGCACTGCATTGCTCGATCCTGACTTGCAGTTCGCTCTGGCGTTGCTAAAGCCATATGGCGTCAGTCAGTCACAAATCAGGCTGGTGAGGGGGTGATGTGGGACTTCGTGACGAACTTCAGGCAGAAATCGCCGCTGCGTTCGACGATGACCTTGCCGACGCTGTTAATGCGTTCACCGGTTCCTGTGTGATTCAAACAGGATGGGATCCCGTTACGGAAACAGGAGGGGAAACCACTGTTACGTATACCGGACGTGGCGTGCTGGTTGATTACAGCGTTGAGCGCATCGATGGCTTGAACATCCTCAAAGGTGATATTGAGCTGGTGGCGCTGGTGAACGAAGTGACCGATAAGCCGAAAGTTGACCATATCATCGAAGCGCCTGACCTGGTTACTGGTGAGCAACAGCGATACAAGTCGATTTCTGTGGAAACAGATCCAGCGGGAGCCGCTTATTCCATTCAGTTGCGGAGGGGGTGATATGGCGAATGGGTGGAGTATCGACCCCTCTGTTTTTATGAATCAGGTTGAGGAAGATGTTGGTAAAAAATTGCGTTTTATCTCGCTTCAGTTGCTGAATGAGATCGTCTTTCGCTCTCCGGTCGATACCGGGCGTTTTCGTGCAAATAATCAGGTAAGTATTGGTTCTCCTGAATACAGCACAACTGATGCAACAGATAAGAATGGATCGGCAACTTTGCAGCAAGGCAGCGCTGTTATTGCGCAGGGAAAACCTTACTCAGTCATCTACATTCAGAACAATCTTCCATACGCAGAGCCTCTGGAGAATGGTCACTCGCAGCAGGCTCCGGCGGGTATCTACGCTGTCTCATTCCACGGTGTAACACAGGCCTACAAATGACACTCACAGAAATTCGTAACGCTGTCATTGCTCGTATGACGGCGCAGACGGCTATTGCCTCTGATGCTGTGGATTACCCCAACGGCCCCGTATTTGACCCAAGCGGTCGTGATATCTGGGCTCGCTTTACAAACATTCCTGGGCTGGCTGGCGCGAATGAAATCGGTGCAGGCCCCGTCGTTCAGCGCACCGGGGTGCTGATTATTCAGATCTTCGTCCCTGTTGGTTCTGGATCTCTGCTTATCACTCAAACAGCGGACAAACTCCGTGAGCTTTTTGAATTTCAAGATGATGGAAAACTCAGTTATTTCGCCGTATCCGCTGTTCCCACTGGCGAAACGGATGGCTGGTCTCAGTTCAATCTACAAATTCCTTACCGCGCTCTGTAGCGCTTAACTTCGATGGAGGTGACCGCATGTCGAGCGGCGCTAAGGTACTCTCGGCCTTTATCCGGGAGACGACTCCAGGAATTACGCCTGCTGGCGTCTGGAATCTTTTCAAACGTACGAGCTGGGGCGTTGGTCCATCCCAGAATACCAACGACAACGATGAGATCGGTGGCACCCGAATGGCGCAGGGCGCAACGCTGGGAACGGTCGATGTAGGCGGCGATGTCGGGGCAAAGTTCCGCTATGGCCAGCATGATGACTTCCTGGCTTCGTGTTTTGGCGCGGAGTGGGCGGGTAATGTGCTGACGATGGGGAATGACCGTATCTCTTTCTCACTCGCAACATACGCGTCGGACGTTGGTATTGCTTCCATTGTTCGCGGCGCCCAGGTAAGCGTGTTCCAGTTGGCGGTCCCGAATGATGGCGACGTTACCGCGACAGTCACATTCGCCGGGCTGGGCTGGGGCTCAAAAGCAGACGATACGAGTTACATCACTGGCGCTCCTGCAGATAATGCTGGCGAACTGCGTTACTCGTTCAAAGAGGTTACAGCGATTAACCTGAACGGCGTCGATGGTGGTGATGGTTTCTGTATCGATACCTTCAACATTCAGTTCGATAATAATGTTCAAACTCAGCGTTGTATCGGCACCGGTTCACCATATGCGGGGGCCAATATCCCAACTACGTTCACGCCGTCAGGTTCGATCACTTTGTCGTGGTCAAAAGCCGCGTGGGAGGTCTGGAGCAAAACGCTTACCGGCGCAACCGTGCCATTCAGTTTCACGCTGGCGAACGACGAAGGTCAGTACACTTTCACTTTCCCGAAAGTGCAGGTCGCTGGCGACTGGCCGGATGGCGGCAACACCGACATTATCCAGGTTCAACTGGATATCACTGCGGCCGACGAGTCGCCGACAATTACCCGCGCTGTTACTGTCCCAGCCACAGCAATCAGTGTAATGCCAGCAACTTCATCAGGTGATGTCGGTACTTCCGTCACGCTGACAGCGAACCTTACCCCGGCTGGTGCGACTGATGCTGTGCAGTGGGAGTCATCAGATCCGACTGTCGCAAAAGTGGTATCAACAGGCCAAAAAACCTGCCAGGTAGACAGAGTTGGCGACGGCACCGCAACGATAACCGGTAAAGTGCGAGGTTTCACCGCTACCGCCGAGATTACCGTAACTGAACCATAAAATTTCCCTTGCCCGTTCCGCTCTGCATGGCGGCGCGGGCTTTTTTCATGCAGGAGTTATTAATGATCATCTTAACCCCACGAATTGATATTGGTGGCGAACGCTGGTTTACACCGCTGAAAGATATGAAACCCATTGAAGGGCTGAAACTACTCGTCAGCAGTATTGATAACGATCAGTACCGCTCGCGCAATGCGCTTATCCGCCGCCATATTGAAAAGATGGATGCCAGTTACCAGGTTGGAACCAGCGAATTTAACCTGTCAGCGGTTGGGGAAATTGACTCTGCTGATGACTTGCTGATCGATAATTGCGCACGATACCTGCTGAAAGACTGGAAGGGCGTCGGTGAGTTTGTTGATGGCGAAGAGGTGCCGATCGAATACACGCCGGAACGCGGTGCTGCACTTATGAAACAGGAACCAGCGATTTACTGGCAAATTCTGGCTGAAGCCGCCAGCATCGCCCAGGGAAAAGAGCAGCAAAAGCAGGAAACCGTAAAAAAGCCGTCGAAGCGCAAAAGTGGCTTATTGAGTTCGGCGGGGAGAAGGGCGAAAAGGCAAGGTGGCGAAGGGAGAAATTAAAACTCCCGCCAATTCCAGTGCCTGAAATTGACGGTGTGACAGGGGAAATCCTCAACGCCTACTCCGTTATCTCCCGCTCCCGTCTGTATGCAGGGATGGCGGGCGCACCGCTGCCGATCTCACTTCATGATATTGAGCGCTTTCTTTCTGCACGCCCCGTCCTCATTGACCGAGAAGAATTTGATGCTGCGATATTCGCACTTGATGATGCCTGGCGTGAGCAGTGGGCTAAAGAGCAGAAGAATCCAAAGACAAAGATCCAGTAAAAATCTTACCGCTGGTCTTTCCATTTTTTTTAATCCCTTACAATTGGTATGGTTTGTGCGGTTTTTAATCACAATTGTGAGGGTATTAAAATGAGTTTTCTATTAAGACAGATAGATGAGCGGGGAAATATTGATAACGAATGTGCGATTTATCATTGCCTGGCGGACAAAAATGAATTCAGCGCATTGCTGGCTGACAGTGAGTATATAAGAAATTGCTCTATCGACCACCATCTAGGTAACGCATATCAATTTCGTTGCTGCAACTGCAAAAAAGATGATGTTGTTTTTGTTCATACAAAAATTGGTGTAGCCAAATCAGAGACGCAACCCTCTGGAATGACAATACATCATGTGTATCTTGGGTTGAATTCCGCCGTTTGGGGTGACTACGGCGACAGATTAACCATGCTTGAATTGTAATAAGTAAACTAAGTAATTGTTATTTGAAAACCCGCTCAGGCGGGTTTTTTGTTGGAGAAATAATGAAAATATATAGTGCATTCTTTCATCCAAATGGATTTTTTATCAATGCCGAATGTCCCCATGACTTTTGGGTGTTACTGAGCCGGAGTCTGGGGTGGGGGAAATTTGTTCGCATTCGTGATGGAGACCCGGTTTCTACAGGAGGCCGTGCAACGCTGTTTGAATTGCGTGAAACGCGTCCGGCAAGCGAGCCAACCCCATATCCAGTAATTTCAGATTCAAATGTTTTATGGCATCTTCAGGAAGCTTGCGAAGTGTTGAAATCATTGCCGACTTCTCCTCTTCTGTCGCTAACCCGGACGAACTGATAATAGATTCCAGTTTATTTATGGTATCGCTATGAAGGCGGACATTTACAACATTCAGGATGGCACCTAATCCACCATCATTACGGACGAAGTCTATACCCTTACTGGTTATCGCCATCAGGTCATAGGCAATCTCATAGCCCCCGCCAATATATTGATCTATACGGCAGGTGAGCAGGCCATGTCCTTCGAGGTATCTCAGGTTGGCGATGTAGCTATGCTGCCCACCGAACCGTTGCTCAAAACTCTGGCTAATCTGACGGGTTATGCCTTCTGGAGCCGCTTCGTACAGAGCCATGAGGATATCTCGTTGAACTGAGCGATCAAACTTATCCATGCTTATTTTTCCTTAACAGAGGTAATCAGCCATCCCTCTTTACCTGTGTGCGCCAGTGTCCCACCACTGACGGGCTGAACCTCAACCATAGCCAGGTATTTAAATTAGTAACACCCTGATATTCAGACAGTAGCCGCCACAGTGCGGCTTTTTTATGCCCGGAGATCTCAATGTCAGAACAGACATCCCGCCTTGCCATCATTATTGATAGCACCGGCGCAGAAAAAAATGCTGAAAGCCTGACCAGCGCCCTACATGGATTGACTGAATGGGGGCAGAAAGCAGCGGCCAGCGCCGGGAAGGTAACAAAAGCCACCGAGGAAGAATCGGCAGCATTATCGGAACTGCTTGACCGCATTGACCCGGTTAACGCTGCGCTGAATAAGCTGGATAAACAACAGCAGCAACTCGTGAAATTCAAGTCGAAAGGCATGCTGGACGATGAGACCTTTGATGTCTATTCGAAAAAAATCGATGAGGCACGTAACCGTCTCACCGGGTTTTCCGCCCAGTTGAAAAATACTGGCATGTCTGCAAAGCAGACCGCTTTTGCCATGCGACTTGTTCCAATGCAAATGACCGATATCGTCACAAGCTTAGCGGCAGGGCAACCACCATTGATGGTTCTGTTACAACAAGGGGGTCAGTTAAAGGACATGTTCGGCGGCATTGGTCCGGCAGCCAAGGCTATGGGGGGATACATTCTTGGGTTAGTCAATCCTTTCACCCTGGCGGCAGCCGCTGTCGGTGTTCTTGGACTGGCTTATCACCAGGGGAGCCAGGAACAGGACGCTTTTAATAAGTCACTTATCCTGACGGGTAACCAGGTAGGGAAAACATCGGGGCAACTGGCGGACATAGCTGCGCGCGCTGGTGTGGCGGCAAATTCAACCACGGGTGCTGCAGCGTCGGTACTGAATCAACTGGTAGAGTCAGGAAAGGTTGCAGGTGATTCGCTTGAGCGCGTGACCACTGCCGTTGTTAAAACGAGTGAAGCCACTGGTATTGCAACCGATAAGCTAGTGAATGATTTTAACAGCATCGCCGCCGACCCTGTGGCAGCAATCACCAGACTGAATGACCAGTACCACTTCCTGACGCTGGCAACTTACAACCAGATTAAAGCCCTTCAGGATGAAGGTATCCAGCAGGAAGCTGCGCGTGTCGCTACAAACGCATATGCAAACACCATGCAGCAGCGTGCAACTGACATTCAACAGAATCTTGGTCTGCTGGAAAAAGCATGGAATGGTTTGGCTGGAGCCGCAAAAAGCGCCTGGGATGCCATGCTTGATATTGGGCGAGAATCTGGCGGTAATGAACGCGTTGCACAAATTCGTAAGGAACTGGACTGGATTGATAACGCCGTTGGTGGGAAAGCTGTTTTTGGTGCCCGACGGAAGGAGCTTGAGCAGGAGTTAAACATTCTGCAACTCACGATGACAGCGCAAGCTGATGTCAATGGTGCTGTGGTGGAAGCAAATAAGGCAGAGCAGCAACGCATTAAAACCCAGCAGGATGCGGATCGCGTCAACCAGCAGTTCCTGTCGAATGCTGATAAGCGCAATAAGGCTATTGAGCAGCAGAAAAAGTTCCTGGACGCCGGCGCAATCAGCGCGGAACGGTACGCGAAAAATATCTCGCGCATCAATGAAATGTATAAAGACCCAAAAACGCCAGGAGCGCCAAAAGATAAAGCCGTTACTGAAGATGCAGGGCAACGTATGATTGATCAGCTCAATCAGCAAAATGCCCTGCTGGTTACTCAGGCTGAAGCAACAAACAAACTGTCTTCTTCTGAACAGGAACTCATCAAATGGCGTCAGCATCTTTCTTCTCTGGAAACACGGTCACCATCCCAATTAACTACCGCACAAAAATCGCTACTGCTTCGTAAAAACGAAATTACTTCATTGATGGAGCGCAATGCCCAACAGGAGAAAAATAACCGCCTGATGAAGGAGGCGACGGAGCTTGCATCGTATCGCAGAACGCTTGAGATGGGACTGGATAATTTACGGGCCACCTATGCTGTTCAGGATTCTGGTTTCGGTCTGGGTGAGAAGCAGCAGAAACAGATGCAGGAACTGCTTCAACTGGAACAAAAATATAATGCTCAGCGACAGCAACTTGATCGTGATTATGCAGATAAATCGAAAGGTATGAGCGAGCAAACGTATAACGCTAAATCACAAATGCTGACCGATGCGTTAGGCCGCGAGAGGGAAATAATGCAACAACACTATGAAAACCTCGACGCGATGAACAATGACTGGCTGGGCGGCGTGGAGCAGGGGTTTCGAAACTGGATGGATACAGCATCAGCATATTCTACCCAGATGTCTGGCGTTGTTCAGGGAGCGATGAGTGGTCTTATCGATACGATGGCCGATGGGTTAAGCGGTAGTAAAGCGGACTGGAATGAGTGGTCTATGAGTGTTCTGAAGTCCCTTCAAAAAGTGCTACTGAACGCGATGATCGTAAACGGCATCAAATCAATGCAAGGTGTAGGTATTTGGGGCTCGTTATTTGGTTCAGCGAACAGCGGTGGCTCGACTCCTTCCGGAGCCTATGGCAGTGCATCGAGTGGGCTGGATTTCTTCAAACAAAATGCTAAAGGTGGGGTTTATGACTCTCCATCACTTAGCGCATATTCTGGCGGTGTATTTGATTCACCGAAGCTTTTTGCCTTCGCTAAAGGCGCTGGTGTATTTGGTGAAGCAGGGCCGGAAGCAATTATGCCCCTTACCAGAACACCTGACGGGAATCTGGGTGTAAGGATGATGGGAGCACAGGGAGGGGGCTTCTCTGGCGACATAATCGTCCAGCAAACGATTCATGTTTCAGGAAATGGCGACGCTGCATTGAATCGCGCAATGGAAGATGCGGCCAGAAAAGGGGCTGACGACGGCGCCAGACGGGCCCGGCAAGAAATGCTTCAGGATTTTCAGAGCCGCGGGCAGGGGCGGAGATTACTAGGAGTTTAACTGATGGCTGATGTATTAGAGTGGCCAGGGCCCCGCCCTTCATCTCTCAACTGGTATCTCGAGTCGAATACTAAAACATTCAGATCTCCATTCAATGGCTCATCCCAGGTAGCGCGCTTTCCGGGAGCCCGGTGGAAATGTACTGTCGGATATGACGTTCTGGATGACGCTCAGGCCAGAAAAATTGAGGCAGTACTGGCGTCACTGGACGGTGAATATGGACGTGTGAAAATTCGCGACTGGGGGCGTGATGGTGGCTCGACTGCCGCCGCAGTGTTAGTGACGGATGCGAATCAAACAGGAAGTAACCTTTCAACTAAAGGCTGGCCGGCTAATACAATGGTGATGCAAGCCGGTTACTACCTGACTGTAAATTCGGAACTGAAAAAAGTGACTGAGGATGTATTCAGCAATTCCAGCGGTGTTGCTGTGATCCCTATATCCCCAATGCTGCGGTCATCTCCAGCGGCAAATAGTACGGTAGAGGTGCGAGAACCATGGGGGATATTCAAGCTTTCAGATAACTTGCAGGGTGCATTTGACCGTAAACCGGGTGGGATAACGTCAATGACCATTGAATTTGAGGAGGCGTTTTAATGTTGTATTCCCCATTTTCTGACGCAATGGTTGACTGGCTTTCCCGCGACCGGGTGACAGTGGTGATCGCTGCCAGTATTCAGTTTGAATCCGGCACTGTTTACGTGCATTCCGGTAACGGCACGATCGTGCTGGGTGGTTATGTTTATTACGGCATGGGGCGCATGGGTTCGATTGATGATGCTACCGAGACGAACACGACCAGCCCGACGCAGGTGAAGATGACGCTTTCCGGGCTCGACCTGTCACTGTTCGCCAAAACACTGAATGAACGCTGCGTTGGTCGCAATGCTGAAATCTATCTGGTTGCGATGGATGACAACGGCGTTGTGCAGGTCGCCGATCTTCTGTTTAAAGG